GAGTGCAGTGTTGAGGGCAAGTGTCAAGGCTTGGATCGTGTTATAGATTGCAAGTCCTGCGTTGAGACCAATGATTGCTAGAGCAAACGTGCCGATTACGGCTCCGAGGGTAATTATGAGTTTTGTGTTTTGCTGAGCAAATGTTGAGAACTTTAAAAGTGCTGGAAGCATTTTTTGGATGAGTGGTGCGACAGCTGCGCCGATGGACTCTTTGAACTCGCCCATTTGGATAGACAAATTTTTCATTTTGCCAGCGGTCGTGTTAGCTGCCGTTGAGGCTTGATTTTTAAATGTTGCACCCAGACGACCAAAGACATCGTCAGCGTCCGCACCCTCTTCAATTAGAGCGGCGAGTGCTGGGTCCAGTTTCTTAAGGGCTGTAAAGTTGCCGTTGTAAGCCTTAGACAAAGCGTCAGATACAGCGCCAAGATCCTTACCAGTGCCCGCAGAAATATCAAGTGCCAGAGTAAGCAGGTCTTGGGCTTGAGCGACATCGCCAGTGCCTCGGACAAGTGAGTCGAGTGCCGGGCGAAGTTCATCGTCGGCGACAGCGGCCGCCATAGAAGTTTTGGTGATGAACTGCTCCACGGATGCGATCTGGGCATCGGTTGCGTAGGTGACGTTCTGAAGTGTCAGACCAAGTTTTTCAGCTGCGGCTTCATCCTCGGCAAACGCTTTGACAGAATCAAAAGCAACAGCGCCAAGAGCTGCAAGAGCAAGCCCTGCGGGGACTGCAGCTTTCTTGATTGCAAACGATGCTTTTTGCCCGTTGGTCTCAAGTTTCTTAAAGTCGGCAATCGCTTTATCTACGCCCTTGGGATTCCACTCAGAAATAATCGGGAGGTTAATAGCCATCAGTTGAACTCTCTTTGTGCATCAACCATGAACTGGTCAATGATCGGCTTCAAAGCCCGTTCAGTTTCGGCGACCATCTGATCTATGTCTTTCCACATATAGCGCGACGGTTCACCCTGAAGAGCTGACGCAAAATTAGGTCGGCGGTACTTTGACTCTCGGCGCGACTTAGTGCCACCAGCACGGCCAGCCATGTCCGTGATCGCTACAGGTGCGCCCTTAGTGACCACTCGAACCACTGCAATCTGTTCAGCGCCAGCAGTCGCCAAACCCTTGCGAGGCTTGCGAGTGTTCAACGAGATCTGCACCTTCTTGGCGTTCTTCCACCCGGTGCGACCGTTGTGATTCATACCGCTCAACGGTGGTGTCGTTGGGATTCGACTGTTGATCAGATCCACCAGGGGTTGAGCGGCGACCTTCGTATCCTTGAGCAGAGTGCGACGAATAGCAGGATTGATCTTCTGCATTTTCTTCAATGCGTCTTGCAGACCGTAAGTATCAAGTCTCACATCTGCAGCCATTAGGTTTTCTTTCTCTGCTCGTTGATGATCTGCACACAAGTTGCTAGATCGTCTGTCTCGAATGTTATTTGTGGAGGCCAGAACCCAGTCTCAACTAGCAGAGCTGCTAGCTGACGTCGGTGGCCTCCTGCGTAGGGACTGCAGATGCAGTCTCCACGACTTCTAAATCTTCTAGTTTCTTGACGAACTCATCAAATGAGATCGGGACTGGATGACCTTGCTGCTTACTGGCTTCGTAAGCCATGAACGCTAGGTCTTCCATCCCGATCCCATTGCTCAGATCTGATGCTCGTCGTTTAAATTTACGCTCCCACGAAATGATCACAAACAGGTTTGTAATTACTTGGTAAGTCTCACCATCGGTGAGTCGGACGCTAAGTGTAAGTTTCATGGTTCTCCTAGTCGGGATTGGATCAGTTTACGGATTACGGTGTCACGATGTCGCGTGCATAGGTGCCACCCTTGAACACGGCCTCAACGACTGACAGTTCGCCGACAGTTGCGTTAATCGGCGTGACGGTCTCAAGGTAACAACCAGTGAGGGTGTACTCGGGATTTGAAGCGGACTCAGTTGTTCCAGATGGGCTAACAACAATTGTTGAAGCGACACCGAACAAAGTGTTCAAATAGGTTTCCACTTCGGTCGTTCCGTAACCTTGGAACAAAGTCAAGGTTAATTCATTACTGAACAACCCAGCCGTGTAGGTGCGGGATGTCTGGCCGAAGCTCGTGTTTTCCAAAGCCTCGGCGGTCAAAGTCAAAACCGCTGCAGAACAGTTACTTGTTAACGCCATTGCTGACGGGCTAGTGACATTGACGGTTGGGTTTGATAGGTAAGTTGTGGGCATTGTTTGTCCTTTTATCTGCGGCTTGAGCCGATTCTAATTGTGAGGTCATAAGCAGGTAGATCTTGCGATCCGATCTGAGCAAGCGAAGGCCGTCCAGATACAACTGCGAGAGAAGAGTTCATCAGTTCATCAACGATTCCGAGTATGTACGTCGTAGAGTCGCTGTTGCCGGGTGGCGCGCCCAAGACTCGGAGGTCAATCGTGATGTCCGCCGTTTGGTTATTGAACGCAGTGAAAACAGGTAACTCAATAAAAACAGTGAGCGGTCGAGCGTTGCGAGGATCAGTGACAGGCTTAAGCCCGAGAGCCGTGATCGTTGCTGAGACAGCGTCGATCGCGTCCGTGAAGATGCCTGCCATTTCATGCACACTGCGATCGTTTAATGCCAAGCAACTGGTTGACTCGACCCAAGGTCATGAGCGGTGGTCCTGTCATGTCACCAAACGACGCGTAACTGTCTCCAGTTGTCCCGCGTTCACGGTAAAGCCCTGCGGCGTAAAGCGTGGTTCCTAACAGCACTGAACTGTCAGGGACGGTCGTGAGACTGTCGTGGTAACCAGCCTGCACGCGACGCCTGAAACACCAAGCGTTTGCAGCTGCAACACAAGTCGTTAGAAACGCTGTGTCATTTGCCGTGGCCGACGCGATTCCGAGAAACTCAATTACTGGCGCAGTCGATGACAACCATGTGCAACTCAAATTCCATGTCAACGTGCCAAACGGATCGGCAGCAGATCGTTCTAGATCGTCGCCAACATCTTGAAACATCAACTGGTTAACAATGATTTCGTTTTCGTTGTAAAGCAGGTCGCCTGCTTCGTTAACGCCAGCAAACAAGTTGACCGGTACAGCGATCACAATGTGCGTGCCGTTCAGGCCGTGACCTAGTCCTGTCAGTGTGATTGTCTGGCCGACTGTTATGTCGGTTGTTTCGAGGGTCTGCACCACAGCGACATCGTCTAGACGCTGGTGGTGCGTCACGCTAAATGTGGCCATGGTGCAGTCTCTCTACTTAGTCAGTTGGATCAGGCGAACGTGAACTTGACGAACTTGCTCGGATCAATCATCAAGGCGGCGAAGTAGCCACGGAACGCAATGGTGCGTGACAAGGTAGACGGGTTGTCTAACGAGATCGCGCCCTTTTGCTGTTCAAACACTTCGTAACCAGAAGCATCGCCGACGATACAAGTTGCGCTTGCAAAGTTGCGGTCAACAACAACTTGCAAACCGAAAGCGTTACCGTTTACTTGACCGGGTGCAAGACTGCCGAAAGCGTTCATTGGGCCGATCTGTGGGAACAACGGACGGTTTGCGTCATCTGACAAAGAAATAAGATCCTGCCAAATTCCAGGAGCCACAAACAAGTGAGTTGGCAAGTTGCCATTTGACGAAGTGAGGATCGTTGCTGCAGCTTGAGCAATTTCAGCAGTCCAAACTTCAGGCTTGCCAGTGTCGGCAAGAGCAAACGCTTGCGTGGTTGTTGCGCCTGCAACCAAAGTGTCGGCTGCGTAATTGTCCGTGGCGTTTGCGTAGATACGGCCCATGTCGTCAAGCAACAAAGACAAGATCGCGGGATCGCTCCAATCCAGATCGGCTTCGGACACATTCACATAGCCACCGAAAATTTGTTTTGTGACTTGGTTCGAACTCACCACAAAAGTGCCTGATTGGTTGCTCATTTCGGCGAGGCTTGCACCAATGCTGGTATGGGTCGTGACCTCGGGACGAATGAAGACTTTGCCTCCACCAGGCATGGACTTAGCACCGACTGCATCAACGACAGGGCGACGGCCGATGAAGTTGTTGTAAACAGGTCCAAGGATTGGGGTTGGGAGCACACCGGGTGTGTCGCTGGTGACCACGTCGGGAGCTGCGGCGCGAAGTGCTTCGTGCATACGTTCCCAAGCAGTTCCGCCAGCAATGGCAGCACTCAAGTATTCGACAGCGGTTGGCAATTTTGCGTCGCGCTTAACGGCGGTTGCATAGATGGGTTGAGTCGCAACTGCGGCTTCAACGGTTGTGGGTTCTGACATTTCATCCTCCTCGGATGGTGTTGGGGTTGTTTCTGTTGGGGTTTCGGTTTCGTCGGGTTCGCTTTCATCGGGTGATGAGGCGGCGACTGAGTAGACCTGTGCTGATTCGTACGCTGGCACAGTGAC